CAGACACAGTGAATGTACTGTTAGCACCTGCGTTAATTACTTCTAGAATAAAATATGTAGTACCTGCTACTAAACCACCTACGCTGCTTGCTGGAATGAATGGCATACCTGCAATAATACCTAATGTGTCTAGATTTGCTGAAGTAGTTACTACTTCTGTTGAGGCATTTGTAGCAGTTAATGTAATAACGGCTTGTGCCTTTGCGATTTTAAGTGGACGACCCATTGTTTTGTTCTCCTGTATAGCCGGGTTCTATCCGGTACGCGGCGGGAACCGCGTAAGTCACTAAAACTGATTAGTGAGCAATGTATTTATCGTTTTTACGTAATAATTACCTAGTTAATCTATTTTATAAATAATGCACATGTCGTTATTAAATGCTGATAATTATCCATATATTTTAACTTGGAATTGGGACGATTTAAATACTCCCAACCCTAATGAAAATAAAATAGAATATAGAAATAATTCTTTATTATTTCACATAAGAGACTGGACTGATAAAGATTATTTTTATATAGAATTTTTGCACGGTGATGCATTTGTATATTATCCTATAAACACATTGATGGATGATAATACTTTTACTAAGTTAAAACAAGGAGAAATCACATTAGCTTTATGTAATAGCCACGAATGTTATCACACTGTAGTTCAATGGATATTCAAAGAAGTAATAAAGAAGCATGATATACCTAGTAAAAATGTTTTATTAATAACAGAATCTGCAGACATATCTAGAGAAATAATATACGTATCTACTAAACTAGATTTAGAACCTTTTTTACATGAGACAGTATTTGAATTTGAAAAGAGTTCTCAGTGGGATGCAGAAGCTAATAAAATAAAACCTAAAACATTAGAATTTAAAACTTATGATAAAAAATTTCTATCATTTAATGGTTTCTATAGACCTCATAGAGCATCTTTATTGTTAATGTTATATGCAAAAAATCTAGAAAATAAAGGGTACTTAAGTTATAATTCATCTTCTATATTAAAGCCGACACCAGAAGAAAGCATATACTTTTTAAGTGAGATGGGTCAATCTAGCTCAGAATTTTTAGAATTGATAGAAAAAGGAAAAGAAAAATTTTTAAATACAGATATAATTAGATTAGATGATCCTAATTGGAACGCTAAGTACAGCATAGATAACCAAGTATATCAGTTTTATGAAAATACTTATTTCAGTGTAATAACAGAAACTAATTGCACCCTACGATCATTGACTAATTATTTTTTAACTTGGGGCGGTGACACAGGAGTGGGCCGAGTAATCAGCGAAAAAACTTTTAGAACTATAGGTCTTAAGCATCCGTTTATATTATTAGCAGTACCTAAAACATTAGAATTATTAAGATCATTAGGTTATAAAACTTTTAATCCATTTATAGATGAAAGTTATGATGATGAATTTGATGATGCTAAACGATTCGTTAAAATAATTGATGAGATAGAAAAACTTTGTAATTTAAATCATCAACAATTAGAAGAATTTTTAATTAATTGTAAAAGTATTTGTGACTATAATTACAATGTTTTATTATCAAAAAAGAAATTTAATCACGTTATTCCATTAGAAAGGACATATTGGTTATGAAAACACTTATAATATGCGGCGATTATCCCTTTCACACTAATAAACAAGATCAGATAGATTATTTTTTTACTACACTAGAAAATCATCTACTAAAATATAATTATATTTTATAAACGTCCCCATAATTCTTTTTTTCTTTTACAGGATCATTTAATATATCGGCCATCTTATTTTTAAGATGATATCGTTCTTCCATTATGTCACGGACATATAATGCCCTGCGACCTATCTCTTCTAGTTCATATTTAGTATCAGCTTTCTTTTTCTTGAATTCGTCTTCAACTTCCCACACCTGTCTATGTACTTCATAAAGTCTGTCTAGATCGGATTGTATTAGATATAGGGGTAATTCTTTTATTTGGTCAGTATAAAAATCTAATTCTTCTTTATTATTACCAATCTTATCAAATTTTAATTTGGCTATGCACCAACGATCTACAAGTTCTATTACAGGAAATTTATACATGTATGACCTCTACTTTCGGAAAATATCTTATAAACACATCATTCTTATTCTTACGTTTTTTCATAATATTGTCTTTTATCTCATTAAAAAAATTCCAAGCTAGTGGTATAAACATTACTTTATCATTATATTTTAATGTATCTAACATTTCACTACCCATTACAGGTATGTCTGTGCCCGGAGTAAATAAATTTTGTTTTAATGGATTATCATCTATTATTACATCTAATTTTATATCAGCGAAATTCAAGAGCGTATTACCTTTAGCTGCAGCCCCATAACCTATCAATTCATACCTTTCATTTTTGTAAAATTGAATAGTATTTTTAAGGTTTTTCATATTAATAATTATATTATTTTCCCAACTCTTATAGGTTTCTAATTGTAATAATTTATTTTCCATAGTTATTAGATTTTGTATGTAATATGGATGTGCTATAGTTTTGCTTATAGCAAATACATAACTAGTACCGTGTATGGGCGTTTTGAATACATCGACTAGATTTAAACCAGCTCTTTTACATAACTCATTCATACTATTGATATTAAAGAAATTGATATGTTCATGATATATCGTATCAAACTCGTTATTTAAAACCATGTCTGCTTGGCTAGTTTGTATCAATAACAATGTATGGTCACTCATTATGTTTTTACAAGTTTCTAAAAATTGCAATGGATTAGGATTATGCGCAAAAACGTTTTGTGCTATAATAGAATCGAATATCACATTGAAAGATTCAGCAGAATTTTTGTTGAAATAATCACAAACTACCTTATGATTTTTGCTGCTTAACAAGTGTATATTTTCTGCAGGATCTATACCATAAGTATTATAACCTAATGATTTAAAACTATCAAGCTGCGTACCATCATTACAACCTATATCTAAAATATTATATGACTGTCTATCTATGACTTCATCTACCAATCCAGCAAACCAATTGCTGTAATCTTTTAATGTTTTGCTTGTACCGCTCACATAAAGATAATTTTTATAAATGATTTTTGGATCTACTGTAGTGGTTAATTGTAAATGAAAGCAATCAGTGCATAAATTTAATCCTAGGTCATATTTGTATTCATCTGACCCCAACGATTCTTTAAAGCTATTAGCTAAAGGCTGTTTCCCTAACTGTAATGATTTAGTAAGTTTTTTACTTCCGCAAGCTAGACAGTTATTATTAATATGTGTGTTATTCATAATCTATAAATTTGTTTCTATTGGTAAAACTCGTATCTTCTACTTTGCTAGATAATTCCTGCACAATACTATCTATCGTCTGTGTAAATCTAAAATTAAAAGTTTCTATAAATTTAGTAGTATCCATATCGAAGTCATATATTCCTTTTTGTTTTGGAGTTTCTACTACTTCTGTTCCAAAATAATTTGCCACGTAAGAACTAATATGACCTACACTATCTACAAAACTAGCAAGATTATATATTCCGGCAACTGGATTTTGTATGATCTTATCTATAGCTAATGATATATCTGTTATACCCAATATTGGTCTTTTAATATCAGGGTTATTGACAAATAATTCACCTTCTAGTATGCTTTTTTTAGCCATACTATTAATCATTAATTCTTCTCTTGTGTTTGGGCTCCAGCCGTTCACTGTTCCAAAACGTAGACCTACTATATTATAATTGTTTTTAATAAAATTAGATGCATGTGTATCTAAAGTATATTTTGTGAGGTCGTAATTATTAATAGGCTTGAATAATATCTGCTGATCTTCTTTAGCTCTTGAGCTAGTCAAACCATATACACTACCTGAGCTAGCGTAAATCAACAATTGTTTTTTATCTATTTTATTGACAAGATTTATAAAATTATTAACATTGTTGTTCCAGCTTGAGAATACTGGACCATCACACATTTTTACTGAGGTATGCCCAGCCAATAATATAATTACATCATATTTTTTAATATCATCTATAGTCAAATCTCTATAATCTTTAATTTGATTAATTGTATGAGGTTTGTTAAACCAGCATATATCTATGCTATCAATATTGTATTTGGTATGGAGATCGTAGATTAATCGTGAGCCGATATACCCATTTCCCCCGATTACGAGGATATTTTTCATATCGGGTATTTAATATGTAAAAAGATTCTCTAAATTATTCGCCAATTGGCATGCCGAGTTCAGTGACCGAAAATATGCCGGTACCACTGACAGCAATATATGCTATGTAATTTCCTTCGCCTACGATGAAACTGTTATTAACTGTGTTTGCTGGAATAATCTCACAGGCTGTGAGATTTGCTGTGACCGTACTATTACCTACTGCTACAGCAATGGCGCTAGTAGTAGTTGAAATACGGACCTTATCAGTAGTTGCTACTGTTGTACGTTGACTTGATCCGCTAGGTGTGTAGATTGCTGCTGCCATAATATTATTTATCTTATAATCTACCAACTACTACTTCGACAATACCTTCTTCCCCATCAAAGTTAGTTAGTGATTTACCTATCACTGTTCCCATTTTAGGTTCTGATGTTGCTGCTTTAGCGAATCCGTCACCGGAACTAACCATCATGTCACCCTTATGTACTTTGCCCTTCACTTTACATGGTACACGACCTTGTAATGCTATAGTGACAGGATGATCACATTTTATCATACCGTTCATTACGTAAGCAGGGTCGGCTGATACCACACCAGCAATTTTATTTGATTCAATACCTGCTAATGTAACTTCACATTCGCCACCAAAATCTAATACAGTGCCGGCTGGATAATGTTTGTCTGATGCATAGTATTCTGCTAAGTCAGCATATGTTGCTTGCAATCTTGAACCTGATGTTAGAATCCAGTTACCAGTTAAATTTCCTGATGTTGTATTAGCCCCAGTAGAAATTGTTGTTGTATTAAGAGTACCTGACACACTTAGTGATGTTAAAGTACCTACTGATGTGATATTTGGTTGTGCGTTAGTAGTTAGTGTTCCGGTCAATAAACTTGCACCAAATGTACCGCTATTGGCATACACATTGCCTGCAGTTACATTTCCGGCTACTGCTAAACTTGTTAATGTACCGACGCTAGTGATATTTGGTTGTGCAGATGTAGTCAATGTACCGGAAATAAAATTCGCTGATATCAAATTTGCTCCAGAAACATTACTGACAACTATATTACCGGAAACGTTCATATTACCGGTTATGTTCGCTAGACCTGTTAATTTGAATATACTGTTAGTGAAATCATATACAAAATTTGTGCTACCGTCTAATAAACTTTTATTATTAAACTGTATCGTAGTATTGCTGCCACCAGCTAATGTACCGTTACCTAATGATAACAATGATACTACTCTACCTCCCGGGACATAAACGTTTGCTGTGATAGAAGTATCACCTAAGGGAACAATATCCCCGTCAGAATTTTTTAATGTGATCCAAGTATTACCGAAATCTTTACTATCCACAAAATAAACAGTATTAGCAAAAATACCTGAGGTATTTGAATTTAGATTACCAACAAATTGCACGGGATCATCGACATTAAATTGCGCAGCATCTACAACTAATACACGATCATTTGCTGGCTGAGTAGCTGTTGCTGCTGTATATGGAAAAGGTGTTAATCCGTAACTTATAATAGGTATAGTTAGGTCTAAATCTAGAAATAATTGAAACGTGTTTGCCGATATTACTTTAACATAATAACTGCTACCAGATAATAATTCTCCTACTGTACCTGGAGTGCCTACACCAGGTATATCAGTAATAGTTATTTGTGCGCTGTTTGTTAATAGGTTATCTTCTGTGGTAACAACAGTTGTTGCATTTTCTAGATTGCTTATATTAGAGTCCGGACTTAGAATTATATTTTCTACTAAAGATAATAATGCACCTTTTGGTTGCCAGCTTACATTGCCGGTACCGTCTGTTTCAAGAACATATCCTATAGTTCCGCCGCTGATCTTGAGATTGCTGACATCACCTAGGTCTATAAATCCGCCGGCTTCGCCGCCGCGATTTATCCAATTATTTCCATCATAAACTAATACTTGTCCATTAGCTACAGTGACAGGATCTATCTCTAGATTGCCTACTGCGCCCTCAAGCTGTCCAAAAGATATTTCTGAATATGAGGTTAATACTTCAATATTTTCGTTAGGATCTTCTTTACCAATGAATAGACGTTTTTCGTCGCTGGCAAATCCAAATTCTGCTTCGTCTAATTGTGGTAGATCGACTAAATCGCCCGCGCGTTGCTGTATTTTAGAAATCTGTATAATAGCCATATTATAAACTTACCGGTAATATAGCTATTTATCACATTGGGCTATAGGAATTGTTTATAATATTGCTCTAGCTTTTGATACCATAACTCTGTATATTTGTCAAATTCTATGCCTTCTACAATGAATTCTTGGTATTGATTATCGGCGGAACACATAAAAACGACACCCTTTCGTATCTTAGTGCCCCATACTTCGTTGTGCGCTAATGCATATGCGGCTAACTGCAAGAAGTAATCATCAATCCATTCACGCTTTTTAGGCTTGTTTGTCTGTTTATGGTCCATGATCGCTTGACTATTATCATGTATACCAACTAAGTCAGTAGTTCCTGCATAAACTTCAGGAAAATAAAGACTGACTTCTGTGCCCCAGAACTCCTGGCACTTGCTCAATCCTTGATCTATGATAGTTCGTGCCATTTGATGACTTTGTATGCTATAAGGGTTACTTCCGGGTTGTCCCATGTCACCTGTCTTGATATGATTTTCAAGCCATTTGTGCATACGGGTTCCTCGACCCGCGGCCTCAGTAGTGATTTCTTTAGCTTTTTGCTCGCCTACGCGCTTGCGCCATTCGTGCAATGCTTGTTTTTTTTCTTCTGATTTAGTTGCATCTAATATCGTGGTGACACTGGGAACTGCAAATCCATCGGGAGTTAGATATTTTCTTGAACCATTGACTGTTTCTCGTTTTAGTTCCTGATATTTAAATTTGTCTGGAATATAAATCAACATCACACCTTAAAAATTTTGTACCCATGTATTATACGTATGAGTTCTACCTGAATGTTTTGGAAAATAATCTCTAGCTTTGACGAAGGGTTCATTAACTACCTCAGGTAGTCCATACTGCTCAATCATGTTTTTATAAAAATGATCAGATATTATAGACATAGACTCAAGATTATCATGACCGCAAGGTAGTTTAGGAATAGCGCGAGTCAAAGTTGCCAAATCGCCTACAAAATTTTTATTTTTAACATTATAATAATATAAATTACTATAACTTTCTTTTACAAATTTAACAGGGTCTTCATCATATGTAGGCATATAATCACCTATCATATTATTAATATTATAACAAGAAAATAATTGATTTATAGAAGCCCAGTTAATATGCTTTTTTCTTTCTACTATATTGTAGTCTAGGTGGATAACATATGATTTACTGAATGAATCTATGTTGTCAAACTTTTCTTTTGATGCGCTATCAACCAGATCGGCGGCGCTTGCGCCCATATCAAGCCCTACAAATTCATTTACTTCTATACCTTGATGATATTTAAACCATTCTTCTCGACGAGTGGCATGCGATAATGCTATTACATAAAAAGGATGATTGTTATTTGATAAATCTTTATAAAAATATTCTATGGTTCTTCGGTAGATGCTATCATTACCGCTTCCACCAATACCTAGATTAACTATAGGCACGCCCAACCTATCTGCTAATAATCTAGGCCAACCTTGTTCGTGTGGTTTTTCTAATCCTTGACAGTAAGTAAAACTACAACCTACAGTAACTAAGTGTGAAATCTTAAAACTCATACTGTAAAACTTTCCCCGCAACCACAGCGACCTGTTTCATTTGGATTAATAAATTCAAATTGCTCATTTAATCCTTTACGAATATAATCTACTGTCATACCTTCAAGATATTTAATGGCATCCTGAGTAACCCATATATAAATATCGTCGTGAATACTTAGGCGATCATCTGCGCGCCATTCGTCAGCAAAATCTATTTTATATGCGTAGCCGCTGCAACCGGTCATAGTAACGTCAAAACGTATTCCTATTCCTTTACCGCGGTCTTTTAACTGTTGTCTAAATCTATTTTTAGCGTTATCGGTTATAGTGATCATCAACTAATTATACAAAAGATAGTTGTAAAAAATCAACAGTTTTGGTTATTTCTTTTTCTTTAAAGCTTTTTTAGCCATTTGCTTGACTACTTTTTTATCATCAGTAGCCGGCATATCTACGTTAGCGCCTTGCTCTTGGCCTTTAAAGGTTACTTTGTCACCTTGTATATTACTGATAACAGATTTTAATGGATGTTTTTGTATCATGCTATAAAGATCCGTGGGATCTAATATGATATCGAATTTTTGAAAGTAATCCAAAAGTTGATCTACATTCCAATTATTAATTTTCCCTCGGTCGAGATCATTTTTTAATTGTCCAGTAGCTGCAACTATTTTGCCGACCAACGGTTCGGTTTCATCAAATTCAAAGAGATACATGATTATCTCTTTGCACGACCTACCTTGCTAGGAGGCTCTGCTGGAAGTTCAGGAAGCTCTGGAGTTTCTGGTGGAAGACCCATATCCATTTCAGCATCAGCTTCGATTTCTTCACCGCCGGGACCTGCTTGAGCAGCAATGTCAGTTACTGCCATCTCTTCTCCGCCTGCAGGGCCTGCACCAAATGCCTCGCCGCCTACACCAGTCATCTGATTCATTGCGTTTTGCAATGTAGTTTTGCTTTGACTCAATGTTGAACTTAATGAAGTTAAGGCTTCGGTAGCCGCTTGATTAAATGTAGAGCTTTCATTTACACCAATCTCACTTTGAATGCTATCAGTTAATGCTGGCAATTCTTTTACAAGCATGTCATTGACTTGTTCAATCATCTTTTGGACATTATCAATAATATCCTGCGCTGCTAGGATAGTTTCTGACTTATCGACCTGTTCATTCTCGATAATGATCTTAGCATTCTTAAATGACTTATAATGTTCAGTCAATGCTTGAGCCATGAATACTAGCTTCATATAGCTAGGATTGTTTTGATCATAATAGAATGTTGGCTTTGATTTAGCTTCCTGCATTAATCCCTTAAGTCTAGTAAGCATATTGCGTGTAGTTGCGCGGTCTAAGTTTGAAGTGTCAAATGACATATCAAATGATTCTTGCAATGCTTTAGAAGCTGTGTTTGAACGGTCTAAGTCTGTTAGTCTCATATGTTTAATTCCAGTATGTGTTAATATTTATCTATTTTCTAGGATATTTAACCCTAATATTCGTTGAACTTTTTAGATTGCCAGTGCCTAGATATAGCAATAAAATCCTTCATTTCTGAGATAAATTCTCTTTTTTTAAGTTTTTCTTCATATAGTTTGGCTAAAAAAATAGGTGAGTTTTCGTCTTTTTTCTTTACTAATTTTTCATGTTGCTGTATAGCTACCTGCAACCCGCTTATAAGATTGTCTAATTCGTGAATTCTCTTTATTTCTTTATGTTTTTGATTTTTATCGAAGACGCACCAAGTTACTGCATGTTGTAAAGTAGCAAAATCATATATTTGTTCTTCTTTTAATACTTCATAATATCCCTCTTTGGGTAATATAAAGTATTTTCCAAATAAAAAATAACTTCCATCGTCATTTTTAACGATTAATAAATCATTTATTTTATTTTTAAGATCCTTCTTGTTCATATTAATATTTAACAAAATATACGTTTCTTAACTCAGGACTAGTATCTAAAAAGTTACCTAATTTGTTATATTCAGTTCCGCATTTAATCATGGGAATCTGTTCGCAATCTCTATATAAGTGACCTAATTCTGATATTCCATCTTCAAACACACTTATACTGTGTATCTCAAAATCAAAAGCCCAGCATGGATATTTCTCGTCGCTATCATTTACGTATAAAAAACCAAATTTGCTTTCCCCATCAAATTTAATAAATTCTTTTTTAGGAGTAGTTAATAGCTCAGGTAAGCTTCTTAAACTTATAACTTGCATTAAAGTATCAAAGTTACTTTGAGTATTACGCTGATATACCCATTCTGGTATATTTGTTACGTCATCTGCAGGCCTAGCACGATTGAGTACCCCGGTAACTGTAATATCAAATAGAGTATAGCAGGTTATCCTATGGTTCATTCTGTATTTACAGTAATAAAAAAGCCCGAGAATTTTACTTCTCGGGCCTTATTCTGCTAGACTAAAACTAACTATTAGTTAGTGAAAGTTGCTGTTGCTGCTGCTGTTACGTTTGCGCCAACATAAGCATTTGCTAATGCTGCGTCAAGTGTAGCAACTGACCATGCACCTGTTGGGTAAAGTGCTAGAGCTAATCTGTCATCGGTAGCATCAGTATATTCATAGATATGAACAGTTGCTAATTGCTGAACAGTTTGGAAGATAGTCTGAATGTTATCAGCGACCTGCGAACTATTGCCTGTTAGAGTGAAAAAGTCTAACTTTGGGCCTTGTGGCTGAACTGTTAGGGCTGATTGTACAGCATTGACACCTGTGTTTGTATATTCAGGGGCGTCTAACCATAGTACTTGTTTGTAGTCACCATTGACTCTTGTAAATTGTGCCATTTTCTAAATCTCCATATAAGTTTGAGACCTACTGTCTCATACTTTTATTTAGTCCAAATTAAAAAAAATGGTCTGATTAGCGCTGGCCAGCGAGATTTTGACGGCTAAAGCCCATTCGATCTACATATTTGTGACCATGAGCTACATAACCCTCTTGCCCTAGAGTTCCATCATCTAAATATCCTTTAACAGGACTTTGCTTTGCATTATCGTCTAGCTGTTTATAAAGAATCATTTTTAATTTATAAATTTCTGACCAAATCTTTAATAGGGCTATCACCCCATCTTTATTTTTAGCTAAATGGTCTTCGACCTTTTTGCGCATAGGAACAGTCATTTTCCTAGTTTTAAAAAATTTATAAAAGTCTCTTAATAAATTATTTAAATTACCGCTGCGTATTTTATTATTAAAGAAAACACCTATATCATTTTTAAATTGAGATCCTGGTCCGGGTAGTAATTTATCAAGTGCAGGACCATATTGCTGTATTACTTTTTGTGTGTCTTTTATTTGCTGCGTTGGTATATCTACTTTAGGTATTACTGGCATAGCGCTGGGTAATATAGCTACATCTTTAGTTTTTCCTAATTTTCCAGTCGTGCCGTTTAAACTAATGGCTAAATCCGTAGGGGCTACCTTTTTGCCTTTCTTGCTCATAGATTCTGCATTAGCAGGTGCATCAGCGTCTATAAATTGATGTATTCCTATACCAGCAATTTTATCAGTCAGCATTTTTCCTATGTTACTATCAACATCAACTTCATAAGTTATACCATTTGGATTAGCCTTAAATTTATATTTACCGTTAATGTCTTGCAATGGTTGACTAAAAAGTAAATCTCCCCAGTAATAACCCTTCTGTCCTTTAGTAGCGTAGTCTAAGTGTGGCCATAATTTACCTACCACATCTGCCAATTGGGGTCTTGCTACTCCCCTCAATGCATCATATTGAATAAATTGTTCAGGATTAAAAATTTGTCTACCTGAACCATCACTTTTATTAAACATGTGTTTATCAGCTATGATAAACTTTCCATCGTTTCCCCTGCCAAATATCAGTGCTGGATATCCGTCCCATTTAATAGTAGTAGCTTGTGGTTTTTTAAATGTTTTTAATATCGCATCCATAGCTTCTAGAGAACCCTTGCTTCCTTTTAAATAAACGTCATCTTCGGGATGAGGGGCATGACCTCCTACAAAGGCTTCATTGATTTCTTTATCAACTATCTCTGTGAGATTATTGTACAGGCTTCTTATTGATTCTACGAGCATTGGATTTAGATTCTAGTGCTGCTGCAGCTTTTTGCTGTGCCTGGTCTGTAGCTGAGGGGAATCTGCCCGTCATGTTTGTTACTGGAGTCCCGCTTGATTTTTTAGCAGGAGTTGCCTGCAGACCTTTACCCTTCATTATTTCATCATATCTAGGATCGGTAGGTTTTATAGTCTCTCCACCAGGTAATGTGATAGGTTCTTGTTTAGGCTGTTGAGTTTGTGTGGGCTGACTAGATTTAGTTTTATTTTTTGTTCCAGTACCCTGCAAATAATTTATAACCATTTGCTTATCTCTTCTTGTCTTGATCGATGCCTGTAATATATCAATAACTTTAGACATAGGCATCTGTAATGATGAAGAAGCAGACGCTGATCCGCTACTTGGTGATTGACTCCCAGACTGATTAGGAGCTGAAGTACTAGTAGCTGCTTGTTGTGCTTTTCCTGCTTGGCTTTGATCTTGGTCTGAAGCAGTAGTTGAAGCAGGCAATGTTCCTGATTTCGTAGCACCTTTACCTACTGCACCACCTAATTTATTAGCAGATAACGCGAAAGAAACCTGTGCTAGTTTGTTGAGCGCCGCCTTACCACGATCTTTAGAATATGTATTTTCTATCTCTTTCATAAGAGCATCAATTTTATCTTGTCCGGCACTATAATCTACACCTTGCATGAATCCCGGATACCATTGGGTACTTAAGTACTGACTTATACTCATAGGTTGTTTTGGATCAGCTTCGTTAATATAATCTTCACCTACTAAGCTTTCAAATATCATATTAAGTTGATCATATTGTGATGCTTCGCGTGTAGGATATCTGATCGGCATAGATTGCCTTTGACTTGGATTTAGTGGTTGATTCTTTTTTCCTAATGCTTTTCTTTGACTTTGTTGCTGTTGATAAGCAGCTCCTTTTTGTGCGTAAGTCTGTCTAGGTTGTTGTGTAGAAGTTTGAGTCGCACTACTAGCTGCGCTAGCCGGTGTGGCTGTGGCTGTTGCAGCAGCAGGCGTTTGTGGTTGATTTTTAGCTGGTATAGTCGTAGAGTAAGACATACCGGGCTGTTTGACCTCAGGTTTTTTAGCATTAGGCATTAAATTAGGTGCAGTATTTGCTACTGGTTTTCCTTGATAACTAATGTTCAACTGACTAGGAGTTTGATTTGATTGCGGCTGCTGTGCAGTCGGCTGCGCAGCGGCTGGCGTTTGGTTAGCAGGTTGTGCTACCTGTCCTGATTTCCCTGCTGCTACAAGACCACCCTTTATAGCAGTATCTAAATTTGATAATGCGTCACCTACAAAGTTGTCAATGAACTTTTGTTGCGCCATTTTCTGCACTGTAGTAGCGCCGGAGGTTCCTTTAAGCTATGCTGCTCCCCAGCTTCCTAAAATGTCACTTAATCCAAACTCATTGATCTTCATTTTTCTTCCTCAAGGACTTAGCAAACTTGTGATGATCCTTATTTTTTATAGCGCTAAGGAGCTTTTTCTCAAGTAATTCGGCCTTTTCGGAAGCATAATGTTTATTCATCAATTCAATGAGGTTTATAGCACTAGAAATGATGTTATTGGCTCTATTTTCAATGACATGATTAATGTCACGATTATTCCCAATAGCTTGTAATTCCTCTAAAAGGCTTTTTGTGCGTTTTTGCATCACTTTTATTCCTTAAAGTATTTATCAGAATATTGGGAATTATTTCTTAAGTTGATTCAATAAAGTTTTGAGTTTTGCGCTCTGTATATCTACTGCTATTTTAGGCTGAGGGTCCTCATTAACAGGTTCTAAATCGTCATTTATACGGCTAACTGCTTTAATTTGGCTTAATAATTGTGTTCCTGAAGGTTGAGCTTTCTTGTCTTCTATTCCATCATCTGTAATCCTTAGTGTTTCAACGTCAAACTTGAGTTCGATCTTTTGTCCTACACCCGAACTGCTACGTGTTTTCATCAACTGAATCTGATATAATCCACGCTCACGCATACTGCGACTTGTAAAGATACCGAATACATTATCAGCAGTATTGATCTTACTAATACCACCTGAGATGTGACTATGATCGAATTCGATTTCTTCAACTGCGCTACGATTTAACTGACTCGCTGTGACAAACAATACGTTTAGTTCCTTAGCCAAATTACGTAATTCTTCTGATACATACTTGTCTTTGACAAACAGATCGCTAGGACTGACCTTGGCGCTTACTGGCATGATCAAATCAAGATAGTCGATACACAAGAAATCAACACGCATACCTGTCTGTATCTGTAATTCTTTGACATATGCTCTGATATCATTAACATTGCTTTGTGCAGGCATATACTTAATACGCAACTGTCCTGCTTTCTTTGCGACCATCTTGACTTTCATCTCGACATTATCGATGTCTTTGAAAATCTCACGGCTACTTGTGTCAGTCATCATGCTATCGATACGCATCGAACACAAGCCCTCGCTCAATTCAAGAGTGATATATACACCGCTCAATCCATTTTGAACCCAATTAACTGCCAAGTTCTGCATGATCAAACTCTTACCAGAACCTGATCCACCTGCAAAGATTTGTAGTTCACCTCTGTTGAAACCACCATATAATTTCTGATCAAGTGTTGGCCAGCCTGTACTGTTTTGTCCATTGCTCGACTTCAATGCCATGAGTCTTGCTCTTGGATCAGCAAAATAATCTGTACCCATGTCCTTCTGTAGAGAAATCTGAACAGCATCTTTGATCAGTTTCTCTACAGGTCCATACTCGCCCTTCTCAAGATGATCAGCACTCTTAAGAATAGCCCTCTCAAGTTCTTGTCGTTTAGTAAATGCCTCGAATTCTTCAAGGAACCACTCATAATGACCTTCATCTAATTCGTCCAATCTATCAATGCTCACATCAGTTGTAGCCTTGATTTGTACTGGATCTGGCATTACATTATATTTCTTTGTATGTTCTACAACGAATTCAGCAACTGGACGCAATCTCCTATCAAAGTTTTCGCTATTCATAATATTCATGACACGGGTATAGAGTTCCGCGTTAGTAACCATCATTCGTAAGAATAACGTTTGTACATCAATGTTGTAGTCGTTTATCAAGTTGCTTCCTCTTTATTTCTATTTTGATCTTACTATTTATTGCCGACTGCAAGATACTTAGTAATGTAGCTAGTTTCCCATATTTTATTACGCTATCATTTATATCTTTTACATCATTTTCCCAATTAGGTATGCTGACATAAAAACCCAGATCAAGTGCGCGGTCGCAAATCTGCAATCCTGTTTTATCTTGATCTGGAACAACAATAATCTTTTTGTTTAAATTTTTTAATATTTCCGCTTGTTCTTCACTGATTGTATTATGTGTTAATGCGCAACCATTTATACTGAGCGCATCAAATATACCTTCTGATACAATACATACCTCATATTCGGGTTTTTGTAGATCATATCCAAACACATAACCTTGTTGCTGCTCATTGATAAATTTAGGAGTACGACCATCTAAGTATCTACTAGTATGACCCACTATTTTATTTTCATATGTATAGGGTACAATAATACGGTCAGCCTGTCTGCCTTCCATATCAGGAGAACACATAAAAGGATAATCTTCTACATTAATTTTTCGTTTATTCAAGTATGAAACATATGTTTCATGTTTTGGATTATTGACATCGATAAGTTCAGCATCAGGCAAATGCATCTCTTTAAATTTTATCTTTTTCTTTTCTCGTTTTGTTTTTACAAAGTCTAGCAAATCTTTATGCTGTAAGCTTTCAAGATTATATTTGTTAATATCATCTTTATCTATTCCACAATAAGATAATAGCTGTCTTGTATTACGAGTAAGGGTTCTTCCTAATGTGAATGTACATTTAAATCCACAATTAAAACAATGATAGCTCCAGTTATCTCCATCAAACTTTATACCACCTCTTCCTCTACGATCAGATTTGTGGCCATGGTATTGGCAGCACACAGCGTTGAAACTATGCCAACCGCTTTGCGTTAATTTCTTTTTGCCTGGAACTATTTGAAGAATATCAAACACTCTGTAATTATAACAAAGTGTTGCGAAAAAACAAAGACTATTGGTAACTTACCTTGCCAAAATATTTGTTACTGCACCAGTATTACTAGTGAATACCATTCTCACAAATGGATGATATCCTCTTATAGTATATCCTTTTGTTTCTGTTACGTTACTGTATTCTACTGTAGTGATAGGATACCAATCTGTACCTTGTTGATTGGTGGTACCTTCAATTGATACGTCCCCATTAAATTCTGTATAGTGTGCTTGTATCGTCAATACTGGATTATTTTCAGTATTGATAATGCTTGTATAATAAGTGTTGGCATTCGGTAAAGCATTTTCTATGTTATTGTTAGCATCTAGATTAGGAAATGGTTGACCTGTTGGTATAGTAACAACTTGGCTCGGAACAAAGCTAGGCAATACGCTATCTACAATATTTATATCTCCCCTCGCTCCCGCTGCCGGATCTACGAATACAGGATAATCAAACTCGCCTACAGGAATTTCTAAGCTATAGTGGCAACGTTGAGGATCTATATTTTCAAGATCGACTGCTTCTAGTATCAAAGCAGCTATTCCGGTAGCCGGAAGTTGAAGAGTCAATGCCTTATTAATCAATACTTCAGTACCGTCGTAATTTATGATACGACAGGTAATATTTTTACCAGTAATATCTACCGGTTTCTGTTCTTGATTTAAAAATTGAAACTGTATTTGATTATCTACACCCCTGTGCAGCATCAATGTTTTAGCATAAACTGGCATATATCTCCTCGGCGAGTTACCCGATAGTAAAACTACTATCTGTCTCTGTATAAAATAAAATACTGCTGTGCTATACACGATCCCTCTCCTGACAATTAATAATCGTCATCAAGCTTATCCTGCAAATTTAATGCTACAGAATGTGCTTTAGCCGGATCATTATATACCCCGTATTTTTCATTTCCTATAAAAACAACAAATCCATCATCTGTTTTTAAAACTCTTATTTGATTAGAATACTTGGGCTCGCCCACGGGTCTGCTTTTCCAACCTACGAATGAGCCGTTCTTAAATAATGGTCTATGTTTGGGCCTGTCGGTCTTAAATGGTAAGACTTCGCCTTCAGTAATAATATCCATATATTTTCTAATATCTGACATAAATGTATTTATTCGCTAGAAAATTAATTTTAATTTCGGGCATTGTTGAGTAAATAATACAGATTTATTGCGATGATTAAACCAGATTTTTTTAAAAAACTTAACGAAAACCACCCATTCATAACGGTCGTTTCCTTTGCCAATCAAGATTATGTAGGAATAATGCAGAACCGTGACGACCAATGTACTAGCATCTACGATTATGGTAGTATAATAGATACTAAAGTAAAAGAGTTATTCCTGCAATTGGGTGATATTTGGTGGTGGGAAAGTAACCGTCAGATACCTATAAACATTTTTCTAAAAGAAGAATGGAGTCCTTTTAAGCCTTATCTTAGAACGTTTAATAATAAAAATCTTACTATACTTCATGGTCCTATAGTAAGTATCAGCGAATTTAATACGCGCAGGTCTAAGCGTAAAAGCATAACTCTTGTTAAACGCTTAAGTTAATTTTTTCTTTCTGCGTTTTTTTGCGAAATCTAGGCTTACTGGACCTACCCTAGTATCAAAACACACACCATTTAGGTGATCTAATTCGTGTTGATATACGCGCCCTATCAAACCTGAATAGGTAGCTTCTATTGTATTACCGGCTATATCTTGGTATTTTACTTTAATAGATTTATATCTTTTCACTTGAAGCCAGAGATCAGGGAAACTCAAGCAGCCCTCAGTGTCTCTATATTCTTCTAATCCTTCAATGATTTGAGGATTTATGCAAACAACAAGTTTGTCACTATTGCCCATTATAAACAATCTTTTGAGAATTCCGACTTGGGGTGCGGCGAGTCCTATACCATTATTTTCAAACATGATCTTAGTCATTTGCCTAACTAATTCCGTAGGATCACCGTCTGCTGCAAAGTCATATTGTGTTGCAGTCTGTCTAAGTAATGGGTCGTTTTCTTTAAGTAATTGTACCATCTTTGATTAAATTCATATTAACTACTACAAGATTTGCATAAGCAACTGCGTGTGATTTTTTAAAACTGTAACTGTCTTCTTCTTTGTCCCATATAGTTTTATTGATCTCTGTCCAAGTTTTTCCTATCAAATGTTTTTTTGCAGGACGTATAACAGCCAAAAACATTGATAGCCTAGGTATAGTATTTACAGGTTCAGGCATCTTACAGAGTGTATTATAATGATTTCCTATATGTATCAATTTCTCTACTATATTTTTATCTTTCAACATAGTCCAGTCTGGTTCTCGCATCAACTCTATAAGATGTTGTTCATTCTTCACATAATTATATAGATTAACATTGAGTATATCTAATTTAAAATATCCACGTTGCTCTGCTAATTCATAGTTTAAATTACTAGATTTATATATGGGATTATAAGGTATATCTGTGACATAGATTCCTGTAGGATGTTTTTTAAAGTTATCATTTTTAATGATGCTGGCAGTATTATGCTGTATTTTTGATAGCAACTTATCTCTGTCAGCAAGGTCTATGTCAATGTCAGTAGCAATCATAATTAAACTCTAACAAGTTATCACTATAATCAAGCCCTTCATATTTACTGAAATCTACTATGTAATTAGTATTAAAATTATTTTCTACACAATCTGCAAGTCTCATATTGTTGATTTGATTAAGATGATGAAATCTAGGATCATGGGTTTTTCCATTGATTAGATTAAAAGCTAATTTTTCAGCAAAGTGTTTTCCTGTGGTGCTTTCTTTTAAAGACACTACATGTAATGAAGTTATGCAAGATCCTGCTCTAAATGATAAGTCTATAAGATGTTCATTAGTTTCGAATGGCATTATATTACAGAGTTGTATTTTATTTTCTTTACATATTCTATTCACATCATTGAATATTTTTTGATATACATAAAGCTGTAAATTTTCATCAAAAATGTAATCATAAACTTCTGCAAAATGTGTGCCCACTCTTTTTGCTTCATCTGTCCAACCCTGCATATTAGGTATCACATATTTGCCCTGAGTACCTATATTACTAAGCCATTTGAAATCAGGTTTGAAATAAAACCATCTTAAGTGGCTTGAATAGCAAAAAATAATCTTATCATATTTTTGATAATTTTCTATAAAGTTAGTATAGCTATACCAAATAGAAGTAGCACTCATACTATAATTTTTGCTATGGATATTAAGTTTGTTGTTTAATATTTCAAGATAAGATAGATCCTTGCGACTTTTATCACGTAATCTATGTTCTGGTATATGTGTAAAACTGTCTCCGAATATTCCTAACATTTTAATTCCATATTAATAAAAATAAAATCTCTTTTTGTTCGTCTTTTATCTCAACATAGACTTTAGGAGGATTACCTGCTAAGCGTAATATCCAACTTTCTTTATCTGCACTCCGCCATTCTATAAATTGGCTGACTGAACTGCTAGCAAATTGATCTCTAGTTTTATTATGATAATTAGGCTGTACATTTTCTTCTAACCATAATAGCATCTCTTTATAACGCTTATATGGCATTACGTGTCGCCTAGTCACTTCACTAAACCCAATTTCTTATAAGCCTGCTGTACTACGATGGCCTGACGTTCAGCATCATCTACAGCACGGTGACTTGTTACATGTCCCCCGTCTTTTAATTTAACACCTGCGATTTCGTAAAGTGTGCGAGTATCACGCACAGTATAAAACGGCCATGGTATAGGATTTGGTTTGTCTGTAAATACCTGGCGGAAAGCTGTTTCAGCAACAACTATGTCGAAGGCCGCACCGTTGCTCCATACTGCTCTACGGTTCCATCCAAACCTATAAAGTTTTTCTAAACAGTCATTAAACGAAATTCTATCTCTATCGCTCATGGCTTCTTCTAATGCAGCTGGATTTTGTTCGCTCCACCAACGTAGTGTGTCTTCATTAATGACACGATTATATTTTTCAGTTTGCTCTTCAATAGTAGGACGTAATTCTAATCTTTCTGCTACCCCTTCTCCATATGGATCGAACCTTACTACCCCAATAGTGAGGATGACACAATAAGGACTTGTGTCTAATGTTTCCATATCGATCATTATATCATTTGCCATACTTTAAAATATACACTATAAATTTCTTTTCGTCAATGACTTTATAATCATCAGTCATCATACCTTCATGAGTTTCGATTGGTCTAAACCCATATTTGTTTTCAAGCCATATTGTGTATTCTCTGTGATCTCTACTTTGAGTTTCATTATAAAACTCTAGTTTGAGATTCTTTAGGTTTGTCCAGTACTTGAAACGCGACAGTCTTTTCTCTAGATCACTATCATCGTCATCATAGTCTTGAAAATCTTTAGGGACGTTTACCATTGCTTGTCCAGACGTTATCCACTTTCTTCACATCGTCTATTATACTTTTATCTAGGTAATTTAGCAATAATGCTGGGCGACTTTTATCTGTATAATTGGGCATACTGCTATGTAATACTCTACAGTTGTACATTAATAAACTTCCTTTAGGCATATCGTGTTGCTTACAATTTTCTAAGAACCAGCGATCATATACGCCGGTATAGCATTTATCAATCTCAAAATCGCGTTTTTGGCTGAAAGGAACTAATCCAGTGCTAGCACTATCTTTATCTATATCATCCAAGCTCACTATACATTGTATGCCCAATAGTCGTTTATCAAAGTTATATTTGCTAAATCTATGTGGAGTATCTACATGCGGGCTTACCCAATTACTGCCGCTAAGTATAGTTACGACATCACTAGCATAAAAAGTCAGATTAGTGAAATTAGTTTTTATAAGTGGATCAATGAGTTTCAGTATCTTCTGTGTCTCAGGGAATTCATGCACAGTCTGGCTCCACCATACGCTGATGTTCTCTAAGTTTTTGATGTCTTCTTTTTCAGCATATGCTTTTTTACTACTGCTAGCACGTACAGGATATAATTCAGACAATCTGTTCTTGAAGTCGGCTATAAGCAATGAAGGAATAAAGCCGTGAAGTATTACATATCCTTCCTCTTCAGCTAATATTTTTTTAAAATCAGTAGACATAAAGTTAGTAGCCGCCTACATTTAAAAATTCTTTAATTTCATTGATAACATTTTTATTTTTATTGAACTTTATAGCCCAACGTTCTGGATTTATATAGTCTATTATAGTTTTTTGCTGTGTGTTATCTAGAGTTTCTAAAAATTGAAGACCGCTTTTGCTTTGATATAATATCCATGGGCTAATTTTACCTTTTACTATCTCAAAACAAATTTTATTTTTATTACCATATCGAAACACATCTTTTGTTTGTATCTTATCGTGTTGAGATAAGACTACCGTAGTTTCTATGCTACGTGCTATAGCATCGAATGGGTCTTCAGCAAGATTATAATCAATGATGAATTTAGTATAAACAGAATCTCTATTCCAATGATCTATACTTACCTTTTCTTTTAAAAGCCAATCAATATATCTTGGAACATTCATGACCTGTGCATCTAAACAATAGTTACCAAATTTAACAAATGCGCTATAATAAGCATTCTTTATAAAATCTTCATATTCTTTTTTCTTCTTGCTAGAATGTTTAGTATAAAACTGTATCCAAGCTTGAAAACCTATCTGGTTGCCACGCTTATCTTTGTCTTGCCACCTACGTTTAGGCTCACATAGATGTTTAATGATAGTAGTTTCGCGCAAGAAATCTCTACCGCAAAACTCGCAATTTAAATTAGAAGGTTCTTTCTTCTTCATACTTATCTAATTCTTCTTCTGTGACCGACTCTGATAGAATTTCTATGTCTGATATTTTCATAGTAGGAAATATCTGCGCTAGTCGATATCTTTTGTTCTGCTGACTGGTATATGCTTGACTAATCTCAGTGATTATTTGATCATCGGATTTAGGATAAACTTTTTTATAAAAATCTTTCACTTCTTTTAATGTAATCTTATCTTTAAATTTAGTGCAGCGTTCTTTCAATGAAGGAATCCAAGGATGAAACTGACTTCCTAATCCGGGACTTGATGCACATAACATAAGCCATTGTAGTTTAGGGTGAGCAGAATCTTTCTTATTGAGTGTGCTATCTAGTATATATTTGTTACTGTGATAATCTACACTTTGTAGATAGTAAGTTTGCAGATCCTTGCTACCCTTAACAGAACTTAGATATTGTATTAGCACATAAGGACTAAACTTTTTCTTTTGTTCGTCTGTCAGTCTATCGTAATACCCATAATCTTTTTTATCGATGGCGGTCAAGGCTTCAAATAGATTGAAGTCTTGCTTATCAAATTTTTCCTCAGTTGGTGTCTTTGTTTTCGCCATACTCTTCTACTTTAGCAGTTTCTCCCCATACACTCAAGGCATATTGTTCCGCTTCATTCTTAGTTTCAAATAATAGCGGTGCTAGATGAAATTTACTATCACCTTGTGTGACCCACAACCAATCATTATACTCACCATGATGATCTAGTGCTAGTGGAACTTTGATACCGTATTTCATTAAAACACCTGATTGTAATCTACGATCTCACAATTGCGGCTAATCTCTTTAACGAAATATACACAACGTGGCTTCTCACCATCATCAATAGGCACACATAAGAACTGACCATTACGCAATCTAGGGGCGTACCATGTGACATCGTTATAGATATCTACGATTTCTATTGGTAAAAATGTAGGATTAAAACTAGTGAGGGGATTAAATTCAAACGCACTGAAGCCGCGATCATTTAGGCTACTCAATGGCAACGTTTCTAAATCCCCGTGTTCTTTTTCGCCGATCAATACTTGCCAGTCTAATGGCATCTTTACCATACGGTTGCCAATTTTTAATACTAATGCAGGAGCGTTGAATGACTCAAGAAATATTAATGGGATATAATGATAATCTACGTTTTGTGGGTTGCTATTATCCAGTATAGCAAATCTAAGATCATCAATTTCTTCCGGAAGAGTTTCTAAGTTGTAATATTTGTTTTCTAATGTTAATATACGCATGTTGTAATTTTACTACAGTACATCTCAATAGTCAAGCTTTTCAAGTGTAAATGGATACTTTGCTTCCTTGTAATATGCTTTACGTTGTGTCAAGTGACGTTTGGCAAACTTACAATCGCTTGTAATATCCCAAATCTCTACGTGATCTTTATCTTCTGCTTTACGAATACCGCGCCCGATACTCTGAATGACTCTGACAAATGATTTGCCAGGTTCAATCAATACAAGATTAAAGATACGTGGAATATTAATACCTACAGCAGCGACCCCATATGTTGCAACGATAACTTTGGTATCACTAGTCTTTACTTCGTCATATTCTTCTTTGCGCTCCGTGAGTTTTGTTTCGCCCGAAATGAATACGCTATCTTTCAAACGTGATACTAATTCGCGCCCCGCATTGACACGATCAACAAGTACTAGAGTGTTTCCGCTATCTTTTACTTTATCAATAAGTTGGGCAATTTTATCTAAACGTTTTTCATCTTCTAATAAATGTTTGAGTTCACTTTGATAGTTTGTAAATTCAACCCCGTCTTTTAATTGCACGATATTGACATGGCACTGTGCCAATACACCCTTCTCTTGTAGTTCTGCTGCGCTAAGTTTTCCTATCACTGGACCAAGACTTACCAATAAGCTTACTTGCTCATATACTGACTTAGGTATAGTACCAGTCAGTCCCCAGCGTATAGGTATTTGACTAAATGGTCCGGTTAGCAATGACTTTAATGCATCAGCCTTAGCCATATGTACTTCATCGACCATTACGCATACAACATCTTCAATGAACTCTTTGATATTGATTTCTGCTTCACCTGACTTGGTGTTCTTCAATAAGTTGTTTAGGCTCTGCCAAGTACATATTGTATGCTGTTTGTTGTATTCTTTACGATCACCGAAATATACACCAACATCTAGTCCAAGATTGATATAGTCTGCCTCAGTCTGTACGACTAAACTTTTATTGGGCACGATCACGATACTGCGACCATATTGTTCTACAGATTTACTCAATGCCGCAGTCATGATAGTCTTACCAGCACCCGTGGCTACTTCTTGAATACATTGCGGATTACTCAAAAAGTTATTGATGATCTCTACCTGATAATCACGCAATGTGATAGGCTGACCTTCTTGCGTATGTCCTTTTGGCCATATCTTATCACTAAAACTGTCTTCTTTAATCTCATCAAAACTATATGAAGTTTGATACTCGCGCAGGTCAACTAAATCGATATCGTAATCATATTCTTGTAATATAGGAACGATATCTGGAATTAAGTTGATGTACGTGCTACCTGCCAAACTACAATAACTAACTTTACCGTTCCATCTACCAAGACGGACTGCAGGTAGATAACGCGCCCCGGGAACTTCATGTTCAAACTTGCGCACTAGTGCTTTGCGACAATCGAGGTCTAATCCCTCGATTTTACAATTGACTTCATCTTTAATTATTATCTTTGCTTCTTTCATTATGTAATTCTATTAAACATTTTTCGCATAAACAATCGTTGTATTTTTCTGTACTATCTAGCCTCACGTGAGGAAATTTATAGCACCAGCATTCTATATCATTCCTATTACACACGAATTCATTAGCACAGCGCTCACACTTTATTGATCTCATCTTATCTTTACTGGTCTGCTATTAGTAAGATGTATTATCTTATCATAATTCATATGAGAAAATAAAGTATAATTTGCATGTGTTTTTAATAGCACACTATTTTTATGCATATTCAAATTAACTGGCCTACAAGCTATTCCTTTTTCAAGTAATGCCAACTTTAGATCATTACTCAACTCTTTATTATATACTATATCTCTAGATGTAAAAACATACTTTACATTGAGAGTATTCAACCAATCACACATTTCTATTAGGTCGATAGTATCAACCGATGTAATATATTCGCTAGCAAACTTAGATTTTTTATCTATGATTAAATCTTCATGAACTGTTACACCATATTGGCTCAATATATAAAACGTTTTAAGGTCGTCATTCAATTCAATGTGTTTAGTCGATTCATCTAAGTAACTATTACTTGCTAAGATATAGTATTGATCATGTATCTTTACTAATGTAGGTTTCCAATATTTTACATCAACATATTCGCTTACCCCGACTAATAATTGATTAACCTTGGCACAATATTTCACAGATTCATAACAATTATTCACATTATCAATAGCGATCTTTAATTGATATGTAGAAAAAGACGCTTCATAAATTTTTTTATTCTTATTCCAAACGAACTTATTTAATGGTATCTTACGAAACGCTTGAATAAACTTATTATTGAATGGTGCCCTTATACTAATAGTAGTATCATGGATACTTATATATGCATCTAGATATTCTTGTTTGCTTTCTAGTATATCATGTTTCCAAGATAGTTTAGTTAGTTTTTGTACTTCATGACCTAACTTATTTAACTGACGTTGATATTTGATCAATAACTTATTGAATAGTTTATCTTGATTGCTAGTTATAGGTTTCTTATCAGTAGTAAGAATTTTCATATTATTGAAAAATCCATAATCTTTCTTACTAAGATGTACATGACCACTTATTAAGTAGTTAGCTAATTGGTCCTTATTCTTAAACATAGAAATATTATAACACCTCGTCTAGATATTGCAACCTAAAAAGGAAAGAGGACCTTTATGGTCCTCTCGCCTCAGCGGGTAACGGAGTATCAAGCCCGCTTCATCACGGTACTCTCAGCAAGCAACTTCCAATTGTCGCTGATCTTGACCAAATCAGCAATCTTGAGGGCCATACGCATCGACAACTCGCGCAGTCGAGCCTTGTTGTCAAACATGAACTGCAACACCTGCTCACCCTGATCACCATCAAAGTGATAGTCACGGAACAGTCCGCCTTCAGTATCACGATGCACCTGCTTGATACGCAACATTTTGTCACGCTCGGTGTCAATCGTCAAGTCAAGAAAGTGACAGCGCGACTGAAGTGCCTCAAGATGGTCCTGCAACTTCTTGCTACGCAGGTTCTCAAACTTGATGTTAGTGATGAAGATGCATGACCCGTTGAAGTCGAACGCATCGGGAATACCCTCTCGACGCAACATGCTGCTATCAGAGTTCCAATAGATGCGCCGCTTCTTGCCGCTGTCAAGTGCAGCCTTGAGAATATTGAGCGACAAATCGTCCATGAGAACAGAGTCGTAATCGTCAAACACCAGCACATGATTCTTGTCGCTATGCTTGAACAGTGTAGCATAGAGACCCAAAGCAGTCATAGCACCTTTGACGACCTCATACTTGAGTGTTTTACCTGCGAGACGATCAAACATTGACGCCTTCTTTAACTGCTGCTCAACACCAAACGACTTACCAACGCCCGGGGGACCTGACACGATCATAGCACGAATGCCACCGTTAGTAGTCGCTTTAGCCATCTCGTCAAGAATCGCAAAACGGGTAGCAATGCGATTCATTGCCTCTTCATCTGTTTCGACAACAGCAGGTGCCTTATTGACGACCTGTTCAACAGGTGCTGAACCCTCAACAAATTCAAAATCACTCATATCTTCTACCTTTACCTTGATGTTGTCGATAGCAATCGGGAAGATACCATCGTTACGAACAGTAATATAATTACCCTTCTTACCAGTTTGAAAACCTTTCACCAACTTGAATTCAGTATTGATGATCGGGATGTTACGATAAGAACCATTACGAACAAGAACCGTCGACATAGTTAAACTCCGTTAATCAACTATATGAATATTATAGTCCCTTGATACCCTGAGGTCAACAACTATAAACCTTTAAAAATCAATAACTTACGATCAGCCCCAATCCTTGAAGTTACCAGATGCTTGATTGTCTCTATAGCCCCTAGCATATTCCTCACATTCCTGAAGGGTCATGCGATCCTGACCGATCTCCTCAGAATTGTAAGTATCGCCTACAAAGTAGTGGGGACGAAAACCACGCTGATAATAACTATCAGCACTACCGCGATCATAAGGACCGCCGTGACGTTTGTTCATTTCTTTCTCCGTACTCATATTGTATAGATATTATGAACCCAAACTACTTCTAGGTCAAGAACTATAAATCCATATAAATCAATGACTTATAATAAGTATTATTCCTTAAGGATATCAACTATCTTGTCCTGCTCACGCTCCAGCATACTGACGCGCAGATTATACATGATCCACATCAGGTAAATTAACAAACCCGACATGAAAATCACTAATCCGTATTTGGGAGTTATGAAGTCCAAAAGTATGACAGTTCCTGCCCCACCAGTAACGGCACCAATAGTCTGAAAAAAAGCCTTAGTACGAACTTTCATAAATTACTCCTTTAGATAACACAATACATAGATTACACTATACTATAGTTTGTGTCAAGAGGATATTTGTCCAATCATTGATAACGTAATATATGTAATCTATCTATTTCGCTACGAAATGTTTTGATATTATCACAAATAGCATGCGGAATATTATCTACCTTAAGTTTAATAAAATTATCGTTATATATGCAAACTTCTATATTGTAACCAAGATAGATAAAATTTATACAAGTATGTTTAGTATTTGTTACAATTTGTGGTTTATTATCTAGGTAATTCTTTTGTGTGTTAAGGTAAGAAGTAATAAGATGAATTATTTGTGCCATTAGCTGACCGTCACATCTTCCATGCCAGCAGTACGCAGGCGAACGATATGGCCAAGTTGCCATTGCTTGCTATCAAGACCCTTCATAATACCCAACCACTTGTTACGCAAAAGTGCTACCTCGTTGATTAGTACTTCAAAGTCAATAACTTCATCTTCGCCGTCAACATACTTTTCA